CGGCAGGATGTGCCAAGGTCAGCGATGCAAGAGAGGCAGAGGGGTTGAGTGTGGAAGATGCAGACAAGGTATATCTGAGGACGTTTAATCAGTTGGAGGTTGGTGACGAATGAAACTTCCGCAAGAAGTTGAAGAATTATTTACGGCAAAACATTGGAAGATGACTGCATTAGAGTTTAAGATGTGGATTGGCTTATTTATTTGCGCGGTTATAGTTTTAATATTTGGGTAAAATTATGGTAGACAAAACAAAGGTAGAAACGAAGGACGCGAAAAGTATTGTGCCAGGCAGTTGTGTGATCACTATGAAGTACTTAGACAGCACGGGTCGTGAGTGTACAGAAACAAAGACAGTTACCGGAAAAGCAGATTGTTTCCCTCTTGGTGGTCGAATTGTAAGGATTAATTATTGATTACAGTTATTTCCAAAAACAATAAAAGCAAACAGATTGTGAGGCTTGAGGGTTTTGACGGTATCACTGGTAAGCCTATGGTTGAGGAAATAGAACTTTCTGGAACAACACCAGTGACCTCAAAAGGTATTTTTGGCCGTAAGCGTGACTTGCCACAGGCGTTTGAAGATCATCCAGACGAATTCAACATTACCGACAGGATTATCTTTCAGCAGTCACGACCCGGCAGACCAACACGCGCACAGTTACGCATGGCCCGGAAGTTTGATGCAGATATGTTGAAACTTGAGCGCAAGTTTCGGATTGACATATTGAAAGTATTGGAAGAATTTGGCGAGGAAGTGGAGAGGGCAACACTTGAGGTGTTGGGTGATACCAATGAACCAAAGAGATTCCATACTGTTGATTTTCCTGTAAACAAAGATATTCCTCAGAATCAAGATTTTACTGTTAGTAATATTGAAATTGAGTTTATCCCGACAAAAGACGCAAGCCAAGACGCAATGGATGCGGCAATGATAAACGCTGCATTAAACACGGAAAAGATAATAAATGACCTGACAATCGTGTATGAATCACACTATAAACGCATTAGCAGGGCAACGCAGAGAAGCATAATTGGTTCAGGTCTAATTGGGGGAGGCGGTGGCGTTAGTGCTAATGTCGCGGCTGGTGCTGGTGGCGAGGGGGCAACAATCAATCTTGCTATAAGCATATTAGACGAAACAGAAGCCGTCATATTATCGGAAGGGGGTAAGCGTGTAGGATTGTTAGACATACCAGGAAAGACCAAACGAAAGATATTTGAACAATTATCACAAGGCAGGTTGGAGGGCGAAAGCGTTCCGCAACTTGCAAGGCGATTGCGAGATTTTATCCCATCTGGAAGGTTTAAAAAAGCATCTACACGGGCAACATTGATTGCTCGAACTGAAACTGTAAACGCGCAGAGGGAATCAGCAATTGCAACGTATAGCGCAAACAGAGTGACAGAGGTGTTAGTTCTGGACGCACGTAAAGGCCCGACAGATATAGATTGTGAAACGTGGAACGGACAAATAGTATCACTTGAACAAGGGCAAAGGTTGGTGCAAGACGAACACCCGAATGGGACGAGGATGTTGATTGCGATGCCGCCTGAAATCGTGGAAGAATAAATATAAATAACAATTAAATAAAACGCTCGCACACGCGGGAATTAGGGTAAGTATACTGATTCCGGTATGCTTGCCCTTTTTTTATGCCCATATAGAATAAAATGTTTCACGTGAAACTTAACAGGGGGAAATAGTAATATGACGATTGAATATAAAAACTTTACAGTTGATTTGCAAAAGGGGTTCAAGGCCGCTGAGAAGGGCGAAGGGTCCGCAGTTATCGCACAGCTTAATGTTATCGACCTCGATGGTGACGTAACAATTCCCGGTGCGTTTGGCAAGCAAGATGTTAATTTGTTACCTGCACATGATCGCATGGCCCCACGATTGGGGAAGGGTGTTTTAACCGAGGAAGATAACCTTGCGATTGCATCGTTTAAATTTAATCTTGATGAAGATGCAAAGACCGCGAGGGAATGGTACAGCGCATTGAAGTTTGACATGGCAAATGGTGAGCCGTTGCAGGAATGGTCGTATGGGTTCAAGGTAGTCGATTCTGAGTTCGGAGAGTTCCAGGGCCAACAGGTACGGTTTTTAAAAACGCTTGAAGTGCATGAAATCAGTCCTGTTCTCCGAGGTGCAGGTCTTGGCACTGGAACACTTGCAATAAAAAGCGAAAAAATGACATTCAAAGAACAAACTGAAAAAGCGATCATGTCTCTTGATGATGTGGTTGCATTTATAGAACGCTCGAAATCCCTTGCCGATTTGAAAGCGAAAGATGGAAAATCATTGTCTGCTGATAAGGTTGAGGTTTTAAAATCGTTTGAGTCTTTACTTGAAAAGGCATTAAATGATTNGAAGGCCGTTATTGATTCAATGGGTAATGATGTCGTAAGCGGTGATGCTTTGCAGAGTCTTGTCAAGTATCAAAAGACGCTTCACACTTTCAAACATTTATTGAAAACGGGGTAATTATGAATGCACTACAGGAAGCACAAGCAAAATTAGTCGCAAAAAATGCGAAACTTGCAGAGGTTTACAAAGAGGCTGGCGACAGCGTTGATTTGTCCTTGGTTAAGAGTTCAGGCTTTGACCAGCTTAATGATACCAAGTCAAGGGTACAGCGTATCAACGAGATGGATGCAGAAATAAACGACATTGCGGTTGAGGTCGAAGGCTTGCAGTTAATTGCTAAATCAGCAAAGGACACGGCAGACAGGGAAAAGCTGTTTAATACTGCTGTCAATTCTGTTGTTCATCCAGATGCAAAAGGGCATGATGGATTGATAATCAATCCACGCACTGGTCAACCAGTTAATACAAAGTCAATCGGTCAGCAGTTTATTGAGTCTGCGGCCTTTAAAGATGGCGTTGCATGCAAGGAAAAGGAAGTTTCTCTTAACAGTAATCTTGAGTCTAAGACAACTTTTTCAACAACAGCAGGTTGGGCACCAGAGGATTTGCGAGTTGCCGGGTTCGTTCCTGATGCGCAAAGACCTGTTCAGGTCATGGTTGCTAATATAATTCCTAATATTCCAACGACACAGAGTTCTTATGTGTACATGGAAGAAACTACTTTTACGAATAACGCCGCTGAAACTGCCGAGGCTGGTACTTTCCCGGAAGCCGCACTTGCATTGACTGAACAGAGTGTAACTATCAGGAAAATTGCTGTCAATATTCCGGTTACTGATGAACAACTTGAGGACGTTGCCGGAATATCTGCATACCTTGACAGTCGTTTGAGATTCATGGTTGACCAGAGAAAAGACTTGCAGATTCTTGTTGGTAATGGAACCGCGCCAAATGTTAGAGGTATCAATAACATTGTTGGTATTCAAACACAGGCTTTAGGTGCAGACAACAGACCAGATGCAATATATAAGGCTATGGATTTGGTCAGGGTAACAGGTCAGGCTTTCCCAAGTGCTTATGTTACACATCCAAACGATTGGCAACCTATTAGATTGCTACAGACTGCGGATGGTGTTTATATTTGGGGTTCACCTTCTGACGCTGGCCCTGAACGAATTTGGGGATTGCCAGTAGTTCAGGCACAGGCACAGACAGAGGGAACAGGCCTCGTTGCTGATTTCCAGAATTACGTTATGATTGTCAACAGATCAGGTATTGACATAAAGATAACAAACAGCAATGAAGATGATTTCATTAATGGTATTCAGCGGATCAGGGCAACCGTAAGATTTGCACCAGTAATAACAAGGCCTGCCGCAGTTTGTCAGGTGACAGGTATATAAGCGATATTAACATTGCTTAGATTTCTTAATTGCTCCGGGGTCTAAAATCCTCGGAGCAGTTTTCACGTTTAAAACAATCAGGGGGTTTTATATGAGACTATTTCAAAAAAGACAATTGCCAATGACGCTTGTGTTGTTGCTTGTAATGTCTGCTATCACATTCGGTGCTGTTGGCCCTGGATTGAGACAGATATGGCGCGCAAAGGTAATTGGTGCGGCGGCAGGGGCAACGGGTAGTGTTTTGGCCGCTACTACAGACACAGGAGCAAGTCAGACGATCACAACAGGTATTTTGGCATTGCCAAGGCTTTCCAGAATATCCGCTTCTGTTTCAGGAGATCAGGCAGACGTTAGGGCTGAGTCTGTTGTTGTTACTGGTCAAGATGAAAACGGAACAACAATATCTGAAACGTTAACGGCATTTACAGTTAATGTTGCCGGAACTATTACAGGTGAGAAGGTATTTAAAAAGGTAACAAGTATTTTGTTGCCTGCGATGGATGGCACTGGTGTTGCGATAAGCCTTGCAACAGGTGGTTCACCAAGGGCCGCAGATACAAACGCCATTGCCGCTGCCAGGACGGATACGGGCGCAAGTGCTACGGTTACGACAGGCACAAGTATCAATTCTCTTTCTGAACCTCGGAATATAACAGTAACTTCCGGCGGAACGGCTGGTGATATACGGGCCGAATCGGTTGTGATTACTGGCACAAATGAACAGGATGCCAGTATTA